ATGATGGACAACATAGTGATATTAAGTTTCGCTGAGGCGAAGCAGCCTGAGTACCGAGAGAAAAAGGGTGTGGGGTATATTGAGTTTGGAGACAAGAACGATTATCCTAACTATCTCTTGGGGCTTTACAATAAGAGTGCGAAGCATAATGCTATCGTGCGAGGTAAAGTCAATTACATCATCGGAAACGGTTGGCAGCCAAAGGATGTAGATGCTCAGGCAGAATTATTCATTAAGGCTCCGAATCCATACGAAAGTTTGATGGACATTACTCGTAAGGTAACAAGTGACGTAGAGATTTTTGGCGGTGCTTATTTGGAGGTTATCTGGAGTAAGGTCGGTGGATTGTTGGCTGAGGTTTGTCACATTGATTACACTAAGATTCGTTCGAATAAAGATAATACGCAGTTTTGGTATAAGAGTGATTGGTCTGATCGTAAGGAAGAACCGAAAGTTATTCCTGCTTACAACACTCAGAACCGAGTTGGTAAACAGATTTTATACATTAAAGAGTACCGCCCAGGGTTAGATACTTACGCACTTCCTGGGTATATGGGTTCTTTGAATTACATTGAGAGTGACGTAGAAGTAAGCAAGCACGTTTTAGGTAACGCACAGACAGGTTTTTCTGCTAGTAAACTTATTACCCTTCCGAATGGTGAGCCTTCTCCAGATGAGAAACGTAATATCGAGCGTCGCTTTACGGATAGGTTCAGCGGTTCAGATGGTAAGAAATTCATTCTTTCTTTTGTTCAGGATTCAGCACGTAAGCCGATTGTTGAGGATTTAGGTGCGAGTGATTTGACGAAGGAGGACTTCGGTCGGGTTGATGAGATGATTCAGCAAAACATTTTTGCAGGTCATCAGATTACCGCTCCCGATTTGTTCGGTATCTCTACTCCTGGTGCTTTAGGTTCACGCTCTCAGATTCGTGATGCCTATGAGATTTTTAAGAATACATACGTAAACGATAAGCAGCAGTTTTTAGAAGATATCTTTAATAACTTAGCTAAGCAGCGTGGCGTTACTACTGAGATTACAATTAATCCCGTAGAGCCTATTAGCTACGAGTTCAGCGAAAGCATTATAGCTGCTAATATGACTCAGGACGAAATCCGTGAGAAACTTGGATTACCTCCTTTAAATCAACCTTCAGCGAATACTACTACTGCTCCTGAGCCTTCTCAGGCTATGATTAACGAGCATTTGAAGGGAATGAAAGGTAGAGAATGGCAGAACTTCCAACGGATTATCCGTGAGTATAATAAAGGAAAGATTACCCGTGAGCAAGCCTCTCAGATGTTAAAGAGTGCTTACGGATTAGGAGATGAGGAATTAGCTGCGTGGTTAGGTGCGGATGAGTTCAGTTCTGACATTGATGCTGTTATTCAGGTTTTCTCTGAGTACGGTGATTCGATAGATAACTACAAAACTTTGGCTACTCGTCAGGTGTTTGGTAAGGACTTAGAGCAAGAGGAGTTGGCTTTTCGTGATGAGGTAATTGACGATACTTTAGACAAAAAGATTCTTGACGTAATTGCTAAGAACAAAGGTATCTCAAATGAAGATATCGCTAAAGCGGTAAAAGAGGATTTGGCGGTAGTTCAAGAGCGTATAAACAAGCTGAAGGAGTTAGATGTTCTTAAAATCAATCGTAGCGGTATTCCTAGCCTCACCAAGCCATTATCTGAGATTATCGATAAACCTGTTAAGACTACATTTCTAGTCCGTTATGCGTACGAATGGAAGCCTCGCTTGGTTATTGGTAAAGATGCAAGTATCACAACAAGCAGACCATTTTGCGAAAATTTAATGGGATTAAAAAAACTTTTTTCTCGTGCTGAGATTGAATCAATCTCTCGCAGATTAGGTTATTCTGTATTCGATAGAGGAGGTGGATGGTGGACTATGCCAAACGGTGAGCATTCCCCTTCTTGTAGGCATCGATGGGTAAGCAAGGTAGTAATTAAGAAAGATTAAATAAAATGAGCAGAAACATACTTTTTATTTCCGTACAGACCATTAAGGATCGTACCGGCTTGCACTCCAATGTGGACGACAAATTAATCAACCCTGAAATTTTGACTGCTCAGGATATGTATATCCTTCCTGCATTGGGAACGGGTTTATACGAGCGACTTCAGGATGGCATCCAGAACCAAGATTTGACCAATGAGGAGGCTACTTTATTGGATACGTACATCACCCCTTGCTTGGTTTATTATGTGATTTCTGAGCTTCCTATGGGTCTCAGCTATCAATTCTACAACAAGGGTTTAATCCGTAAGAGTGGAGAAGGTCAAGAGAATCCGAGTGCTTCCGATATGATTGACGTAGCGGACAGATACAAGACTCGTGCGGAGTTCTATAAGCAAAGACTCGTGAAGTTTTTGAAAGAGAAATCTGGAACAAATGTTTATCCGCTTTACAATAATCCGGGGAATGGTTACGATGTTATCGTTCCCGACAACGAGGCTTATACAACTTCTATTTGGCTCGGTGATGACGATTGTTGTGCTGGTAAATCATTTGAAGAACGCTATCAAGGTAACATAACTAGATGCTGTGGCAAATAAAACCTACTCACTTAAAAACCAAAAGAAACTTAAAGTCTTCTTAGAAAAGCAAGAAAATGACACTCAACAATTTAGTACAAACGATAAAAGACCTAGCGAACGCACATCAACAGATAGAGAGCGTGTACTTCGGGGATTTTCCAGATTACCTAAGTCGCGGAACTGATAACGTCTATCCGTCTCTTTATTTTGATTTGACAGGTGGTCAGATTCAGGAAAGGAGTTTGATACTAAACTTTTCTTTGTATTTCTTTGATAGAATGCTGCACGAAGAAACAAACGAAACGGAGGTGCTTAGTGATATGCTAGAAGTGTGTCAGGATATTATTGCTCAGTTACGTTCTCAGACGTTTGAATTTGATGAGGGATTGAATGCGACTCTTACTTTCTTTACTGAGGATACTCCCGATTTGTTGGCTGGTGTTCGTGCTGATATTACGTTAGACCTTCCTTATACTGCGAATCGTTGTGTGGTTCCTTCAACCTATCAGTTTTAAAATAATATAAAATGCCCAATAAAAAAATAAACGAATTAACTCCGAGGACTCCTACGCTTACTGACTTGATAATTGTGGGAGATCCGTCTTCTGGTTTTTCATTCAAAGCGACACTATCTGCAATGGTTAATTTTGTAGGTGGTAATATTCAGTTCAGTTCTTTAGGTGGCATTTCTTTAACCAATCCTACCAATGGTCAGGTATTAACTTACAATGGAACTGCGTGGGTAAATCAGACTCCTGCTGCTGTTCCTGTTTCAAGTGTGTTCGGTCGTACCGGAGCGGTGGTAGCTGCTGAGGGTGATTATTCTTTAACTCAGCTTAGTGACGTTACTTTAACTTCTCCTACTTCGAATCAAGTTTTACAATACAACGGAAGTGCGTGGGTGAATGGTACTATCTCTGTTCCTGTTACTTCGGTATTCGGTAGAACGGGAAACGTGGTTGCTACGGAAGGAGATTATAATTTAGATCAACTCGGAGACGTTACAATTTCAACTCCTACGAGCGGTCAGGTTCTTAAGTACAACGGTACTGCGTGGGTAAACGATAGCGACACAGATACGGGAATCACTTCTCTGAATGGCTTAACTGCAACTACTCAGACTTTTGCAACGGGTACAAGCGGAACTGACTTTGCGATTTCTTCTACTACTTCGACACATACTTTTAATCTACCGACTGCTTCGGCTACGAATCGAGGTGCGTTATCTTCTACCGATTGGAGTACGTTTAACGCAAAACAGAATGCGATTACTTTAACTACCACAGGTTCAAGCGGAGCAGCTACATTTGTTTCTAATACTTTGAATGTTCCTAACTATACTCTTGCAGGACTCGGTGGAGTTAGCGGCTCAGGAACTACCAACTACGTACCCAAGTGGACTGGTACAAGTGCATTGGGTAACTCACAGATATTTGATAATGGAACGAGTGTAGGAATTGGAACTGCTACTCCAAGTGCTACATACATACTTGATATAAATGGTATAACAAGAGGAACTACATTTGTTTCATCAGGAAAAGCTTTTAGATTCAATGACAATGGAACACAAGGTCAGTTTGCAAGTGATGGGTCAAATACATTCATAGATTTTGTAGGAGCATTAAGTTTTAGGAATAATGGGTCCACAACCTCAATGAGATTATCAAGCAATGGTCGCTTACTCATCGGAACAACTACCGAATCGACTTATGAGCTGGACGTAGTGGGAGATATCCGTTCTACCTTAGATGCCAACATAAACGGATTGACAGTAGGTAGAGGAGGGGGAAATCTTGATGGCAATACAGTTGTCGGTTCTGCTGCTTTAACTGCTACAAATACAGGCGGTGGAAATACTGTATATGGCTATCAAGCATTTCAGGCTGGAACAACTGCAAATTCAAATACTGCCATTGGAGTTCACGCACTTCAAAATTTAACAACAACAAATAACAATACTGCTGTCGGTAGAGCTGCATTAAGAAGCGCATTAACAGCTAATGATTGTGTAGCAGTAGGATTTCAAGCTGGGCAGAATTTAACAAGCGGTTCAAGTAATACTTTTGTAGGTGCTGGAACAGGCGGTGGAATAACTACAGGTCAATTTAATACAATAATCGGTGCTTATGTCACAGGTCTCTCCTCTTCCCTCTCCAATACAATCATATTAGCAGATGGACAAGGGAACCAGAGGTTGTATATTAAC